TTGCACTCGCGCTCGATTTGGAAGCTGAGGCCACGGAAGCGTTCAGCAGACCAACGGCCATCTGAATCGTCATCAAGATCATATGTTCCCTTGGTTGTGAGGTCGGTTTGTTGTGAACCGTTCTTAGCAACGTAGTAAATGGTCTTGACGATTTCACGGTTGATTTCGGCAAGAATTTCGGTGCTGAGTAGATTAGCCAACTCTGCTTCGGCATCTAGACCGTGAACAGCCTTGAGATCTTGGGCGAGTTCGACGGTATAGTTGCTGCTTAGAGCACGGGTCTTGGCTTGTACAGCAACACGGTCGATGCTGAATGCCATTTGATTCCATGTAGCATATTGACCATTGGTATACTTCAAACCAATGCTTGCACCGCAAGCACCTGCGATGAGGGGGTTGTTACCGATACCTTCACCGCTGGAAGTTAGGATAGCGCGGAGGTTTTGGAGTTCGGTACCAGTTGGAATAATACCTGCAGCGGTATTATAACCAGCAGATAGACCCTTAGAGTTAGCAAAGGTTGAGCCCAAAGTCCAACCTGAACCACCATAAGAAGCTTGTGGTTCTTGGAACATTGCTTCAACGTAACCAGATTCGGCATAAGTCTTACCAGAACCAGCGTATTGGTAATTAGCACGCATGGCAAAGATGAGACCGGTTGGGGCAGTCATTGGTTGAACGCCGCAGATATCGTATGCCATTAGATTTGGCATAGAACGGCGGATCAACGAAATGAGTACTGGGTCATAACCAGATACTGCACCGGTGTTATATCCAGTTGAAGTAGCTGGGCTACCAAGATTGGCATTACCAGACATATCTTCATAAAGGTGTTGTTGACGAAGGGCTTGCTCTTGGTTCTCTAAAAGAACGGCAGTAACCTTCTTGCGATAGTCATCTTTGATTGCGGGAAGGGCTTCGTGACTTAAGACAGGATCCCACTTTTCTGTGAGAATGTCATATGGTGTGTTTTCTTGAAAATTCATTGTAGTTATTATCTCCTAATTGAGTAAAATTATTTAGTAAAGTGAAAGTTTAGACTTTTTTATTGAGTCTACCAAGTGCACCAGCGTAGTTTTCTACGAGGTTTGTTGATGTTTGTTTGACGGGAACGAAAGTTTGTTCTGGTTCAATGTTTCTTGAGGAAACTGGACGAGAACGAGTTAGGTAGTTTTCACGAATAGCAACTAGCTTTTCGCGGTATTCTTCGGGGCTTGTGAAAGCTACATTTTCCATTAGATTTTGTAGCTTAACAATTTGTGTATCTGCAAGTTCTCTGGTTTCAGCAACAAAGATGCCTGCGCATTCTGTCAAGGAAACTTCCTTCTTGAGGTTCATATTGTACTTAACAGCTTCATTGAGCTTAGCTTCTAGTTCGCGGTTTGAAGCATAGAGTTCATCAAGAACATTGTACTTCTCGGCAGGAACGTCGATGTAGTGGTTTTCAAAGAGATTCTTTAGACCGCTGATGAAGTTTTCTGCAATTTGTGTTTTGACACCTTGCTCAACTGCAACAGCATTGTCAGTCATCCATTCTTCGACAACATAATCTAGATAGTCGTCAACCTTCTCAACTAGAGATTCGGTGACATTATCAAGATAATTCTTTACATTGCCATCAACGTTTTCTAGAATCTTTGCAACTTTGATTTCAACACGATCAGTAACGGCTGCTTCAAAGATAGCTTCTAGTTGATTGATGAGCGATGGGGAAACGTCTTCGCCAAGAAGAGAAATTAAAGCATCATGAAATTCTGCCTTTAGTTCTTCATTGGTTTCAACAGGTTCATCTTCGCCATCTTCTTCATGTTCGGCGGATTCTTCTTCGGTGGTTTCTTCTTCTTCGTGAGAAGCTTCTTCTTCATGAGAAGCTTGGGCAGAACCCTTAGAACCTACCATAGCGGACATGGTAGCGGGAACGCCGGGCTTACCAATTCCGCCCATGACTGCAGGAATACCGGTAACGATTGGCGATGCAATCATTGATCCTCTTCCCGACATATCTCTATCTGAGCCACCAGCGGACATTGGATATCCGGCCATGGCTGCGTTTTCTTCTGTAATATTATTCTTGCGTGTGTTTTTCATAAAAAGGAATCCTTGTAAATTATTTAGTAGTTTTAATAGTTATGGAATTTTATAACCCTTAGATCTCAAACCTTTAATCTCTTCTTGTCTTCTGGCCTGTCTTATAGCGTTATCTTGGTCTCTCTCAGAGAAACGTTGAAGTTCATCTTCACGCTTAGCTTGCTTTATGGCATCATCTTGTTCTTTATTTGGATCATATGGTTTTCGTTCAGATTTTGCTTGTGTGGGTATTGCAATAGCAGTCCATGGGCTTCCTGCTCCCTGTGCAGCCAATTCTTGTGTGCTTCTACCAATTTTCTTCATATTGGCATCAAACCAATTGGCACCACTTATATCTGAAACTTGTCTTAAAAGTGTTGATGCTGCACCGGGAATAGCGGAAACCAATCCTGAACCAATTGCACCTACTACACCACCAAGAACAGGAATATTACCAACACCGGATGCATTCATGGCTTTTGCTGCCAGACCACCAAGTTTTTGTGCCCCAGATGCATCAAGCCAATCGGCTGCATAATCAGCAGCCTTTCCTACACCATATAATCCTGTTGCAACAACTTCTGGACTTAGTGAAACTCCAGCAACATTAAAATCTTCGGTGTCCCCAAACAATACATTTGGTTCTTTTTTCTTACCTTTTGGTTCGGGTGTACCAACGCCCATTCCTGGATCAGAACCAGTAATTGATTTAAATGTTTTTTCTTTGGTTTTTTCTTCAAATATTTTATTATTTAAAGATTCAACCAAATATAACTTGGCTTGTTCTGGTAAGTGGGACATTATTTTATTTTACGGAAATATTCTTCAAATACGTTGACAATATTTCTATTAAGAAGTCTGGAAGGTGATGTTTTAATAAGTTTTCTAGCTTCGGCAGCTTCTCTTTCTTGCCATGATCCTTCTACAAACATCCATTCTCTGCCTTCCATGATACCATTTACAAAGGCATTTGGAGCAGATGGATCGGCAACGATATCAATAGCAGCCAGCATAAAGTCTTCTTGAACTTCTTGATAACCATTCTTAGCTTTTAGAGAACCCATACCACGGGTAGAAACTCCAAGTTGTGCACCCTCATCAATAAGATTTTTTACAATCTTTCCCATTGGAGTATCTAAAACTTTAGCTTTACCATAGATGTTTTGACCATCTTCATGGAGTTCTTTGACAATGTGGGATACTCGGTCAAGATTGACTGTTGGGCCAGTTGGATGATTCAATTCACCTAATGCACGACCTTTATCAACATACTCATTGATATAACGCTTGCACTCTTTTAATAGAGTACCTTGTGGATAAATGCGACCATTGCGATTTTTTACGCCAGATTGCATGAAGACACCTTCAATGAAGTAGGTCTTTTCGCCATTTCCTACATTCTCTTTGATGTACTTAATGTCTTCTGTTAGTTCCGTGATTAGCTTCATTCTTGTTCTTTCTTGCCTAAAATGGTTTTGGCAACAGTTTTGTACTGTTCTTGTAGACGTTGCCCTACCTTGTTATAAAGAACCTTTGAGGTTTCATTTTTAAAAGATACGGCATTTTCTTGTACTACGTTTTTGATCATTTGGCGGATGTTGTTTTTCATATTAAATTTTTTACTTTCTGTGAAAATGTTAGATGTTGTTTTAAAGCTTCTTCATTCGTTAAAATCTCTGATACCATTTTTTGTCTATTTTCAGGACTCAAAGATTCAAAAAGTTTTTTTAACAAAACTACATCAGACTCTGAGATATTTATACTAAAACCATTTTTAAATTTATGTATTCCTGGATTAAAATTTTTTGTAAAATCAATAAATTCTTTTAATTCAATGGAATCAGGAGTTTGTTCTTCAGTATATAATAACTTTTTAGATACGTTATTTTTGACTTGCAAAAAGCTCTCATGAAGTTTTATTGCCAAAGCTTGAGTTAAATTTTGTTTAAAAAATTTCTCATTTTTGGATAGCAATCCTTCGATGCTGTTTTTCAATAATGTAGTGGTGATATTTTTCATATTACTGAGGCTGGCCTTCTTGGGCTTGTGCTGCTTGTTGTGCAGCCATTGCTGCCTGCTCCTGTGCTATTCGTTGTCTGTCGATCTGCATTTGTTTTTCTAGTTCCATCAGATCTTCGGGCAAATACTTTAAGATATGTGTTTTTACATAATCTGTAGAGAAATATTTACCAATATATGGTTCAACAAAAGAAAGCATCTTTACACGCTCTGAAAGAATTTCTGCTTCTTTGAGATCCCAGAAATAATTGTCCGTATTGAAAACTACTTTGATATCTGTTTTTAGCTGTCTCCAATCCTCGTCTGTCATTACTCCTTTGAGAAGCAACTGAACTCTAAGTGTATCTAAGAATAGCTTGGAGAACTGAAATCTTAATCTGTCAATAAACTTATAGAATTTAATTTCTTCACGAGTGATCTCAGTAGACCTACCCATGTTAAAACCATTGCTTTCTGGAGTCAGACGGCTTAGCGGTACATTGAGTGCACCATAAAGTTTCTTTTTAAAGTACTCAGCATCTTCAATCTGAGAAAGAGACTGTGCTCCCGGCAATGTACTAATTTCAGTACCACGAGAACCTTCACGACGAGGCAACCAATAGTCTTCTAGCACAGACATGAATTTTCTTTCATCTCTGATTTCACCAGTATCTTGATTATAAATTAAACGAGTACGGAAACGGCTCATCATATCACGCATATATTGTTCAGCTTTTTGTTTTGGAAGCTGACCAACGTCTACGTAAAATACTCTTCTTTCTGGGGCACGGGCAATTCTATAAACAAGCAATGCATCTTCCATTTGACGCAACATGTTTAATGGTCTGATTGCTTTATGCAAATAACCCAAAACTCTCTTGCTGTTTAGATCTACCAATCCAGATGGAACATAAACAACGCTATCCAAAGATAAATGAAGACCTTGTGGTCCGGTCATGATATAAGATTCTTTATCTGTATTTGTATACACATAAAATTCTTCAATATCTTTCACTAACTGAACAGGAGTTCCGTTTGTTCCTTTGTCCATTTCTTTTTTGAGCTTACGTATTTTTTTAATCTTTAATGGATCGATTGGAATGATTTCCTGAATACCTTCCATTGGCAAATCTTTATCAATTACAAGATTATAATAAATCTTGGAATCAATATACCAACGACGAAAAGTTTCATAAGATCTGTGATTAAAATCTAACAGATGTAGAACCGTTTCAAATTCTTTGTATATTTTTGTTTTAATATTTTCTGAAATATTGCAATTTGATAAATCTAATTTTACTGGCTTATGATCGGTGCCGGGAACAATTGCGGCATTTACAATTTCATCAATAGCATTATCTAGTTCTGGATATACCGACATATTACGATACTGAATAACAGACTGCTGTTCATCACGCATTGTTGCAGCGTAATCAAGAGCAGTTCCAAAAAATCCACCAGCTTCAACAGTTACAGTACCATCAAACATCTCTGGAGCAGCAAATGCCTGTATCGCTTGCTCTCGGGCATCAGCCTTAGTTGGCTGTTTTTTTCCAAACTGAAATCCAAATATATCAATTTCCATATTTCACCTTAGTTTCTTCTTGTAACATTAGTTATCTCAATATAATCAAAAACAATGATAACGTTAAAACTATTTAACGTGTTTGGATTACCCATGTTTAAGTTTATTGGTTGAATTCCTGCAGGCCAACAGCCATGCAATTTATATTCTTTTAAAACGGAATTTGGTCCATCTTCACCATTTAAATTTAAATGTTGAATTTTCCAATTATCCGCTTTATATTTTTTTGGTAGTGTAGATTTATTGGTATTGTGGTCGTTTATAAAATTTTGCCACTTTTGAATTTTTCCCCAAAGATTATTCGATCCAGTATCATCCCATGCAGTAAAAGACCATGTACCATAATCTTTTTCACCGGGATAATGAAATTTTCTACCAAAATAATCATAGCTTATAGTCTTAGAAGCTGCATTAGGTACAGTAGCTGCTCTTACATGGAAGTCCGTAAATTTTCCACCTGTGGGAAAACTACCAATTATTTTAAATCGGTTAGATCTTGATCCTCCAAAAAAATTTGTTTTAAAATCTATGAGCATAGTTTAGCTATTATAGTTGTCTTGAATTCTAAGATAATCAAACGTAAGTGTTGCACTAAAACCAACAAAGCCAACTTCACCCATATTAAGATTAATTTCACCAACAACTGATGGCCAGCATTTATACAAAGTAATTGTTTTTATAGGATTTCCATTTAAATCTAATTGTTTTATTTGCCAAGTTGTTTGGAGAGTTTTATAAGAATAATCATTTCTAACAACTTTGTGGGTATAATGGCCGTCCATTTGTTCCGACCAAGTGTGTAATGCTTTCCAAATATTTTTAGTATTATTATCGTCGTAAATACCTATAGCCCAAGTACTATAAATTCTATCACCAGCATATGTTATCATTCTTCCACGGTATGGAACAGAAATAGTATTAATTTGAGTAGCTGGCAATGATGCAGACACTATTTTAAATGAAGCATCATTTTTATCAATACTAATTCCATTTGGCCACTTTGGCATAACCACGAACCTATTGGCACGGGTTCCACCATTAAAACCATCTTTAAAATTAATTATTGAATTTTTTGATGGCATTATTGTGTTAGGGTTATATTAAGTATAAAGCTATCAATACTAAGAATTGGTTTAATTATTACTTGAATCGTCAATGATGAAGAATTATCTGTATTGTTAGATGCATCACATATAATTTGAGTTTTAGTATTGTCAATATATGGAGTAAATGGATCTATTGCAGTATCTATTTCAGAAGTAATTTGTGCGCGGGTGGCTGCATTATTTACATCAAATAGGTATTTCAATGCAATGGCATTAATAGCTTCCGACAAAGCTGAACGAAGTCTTGATGGGCCTATTCTTTCGTCAGATGATACTATACCAGAATTATTTGCAGTGGCTCCAACAACATCTGATCCTAAAAATTTAGGATTAAAGTTTACAAAAAAATTGACTCTATTATTTCTTAAAATTGTTTTTAAATCATCAAACCAATCAATAGAATTTGATACATTTCCATTTAATACAGTTGCTCTATCTATACCAGCTACAGTTAAATACTGCTCATTTCGATTTAAAGCTCTGGTAAAGAATCCACCCACATCAGAAACTGCTGGTAAGGTATATGTAATCTTACTAGTACTTAATAATGAAGTTGTATCTAAATCTGTTACAGTTTTTAAACCACATACATTGAATATTCTATTAGCAACTTGTGTTCCAGTGACGTAAGCAGATGATCCAAATAAAGTTGTATAGTTTGCCATAGTGTAACCAGCCCCAGTAACTCCAGAACTATCAGCAATGCTTGGAAATATACCTACAGTATATGGTTGGTCTATTAACCATTGACATAATGTGGTTCCCGCTTGTTGGCCAATTACTATATCAAAATAATTTTGCGAATCTATAATATATTGATCCAATCCAGCTGCAGATCCAGACAAAATCAAAGAACCACCATAAGCCATATAATTTATGGCAAACAACATATCTTTACCAGCAGCCAATGGTGTTAGACGAACAGAGTTGTTTTCTACTCCAGCAGTTTGAAAAAATCCATATGTTCCACCTGCGCCGGGATCTGATACCAGACATGCTGTGACTCCACCCAATGAATTTAAATCTCCAATAAAATCTTGTGGTGTGGTATAAACAATATATTTGTCTAAAGTAGTGCCTTTAGCGGGAACGGTAGATCCTGTAGATCCCCATGTTCTGGAACGAGAGTATATTAACCATCCAAATAAGCCACCAGGATCATTGCCTGCAGCGCCTGAAAGACCATTAAATGTCAAACCGCTGTTATATGTATTTCCGGTAATCATACCGGCTAACAGGGTATTGGTGGTACTTTCTGTCGAATATTGGTTAGAGCTTATAAAGGAGCTGAGTGATGGCATTTAATTTCCTTTTTCTGTCAAAATATTTAGCATTCTTACGAAGGATACCAAACAACACCATTTTCTACAAACTCCCCATCATCTTCACCATTATTTTGATTTGGAGCAAATAAAACATTATCATCTTCTGGTTTTATAGCTTCTTCATAGTTAAATTTTGATTGTTCTATAAGATCTGCAAAGTATTCTTGTCGGGTTAACCAAGCAAAAAATACCAAAGTCATAACTAAATCGTCATTTTGACCATCTTCGGCTTTATATGTATTTGATTTAGAAACAAATGACATCATTTCTGTTATAATTCTGTCATCATTTAATAAAAGTTTATTTTCTTCTACCAATCGTTTTAATATGGCACAGCCAATTTTTTTAGTTTGAGCAGTAGTGCGTATGCCCATTTCATTTTTTCCAACACCACCAAATCCTTGAGATAAAATTTGACCTTTTCTGCCCATGACTTTGGTCATCAATACATTTTCATATTCCAAATCGGTATGAAGTATATTCGAAACTTGACCGCCAAGATCATTTGTTTCAATTAAAACATAAGCATTGTTATAAGCTTTAGCAACATTTTGTATAACTGTTGGAAAATTAAAAGGACTTATAGTATTGTTTCTATAACTACAAACAACCTTATAAGGAGTACTTGAGCCTTCAATTACAGTAAATGCTGAGTAATCTGAACCCTGTCCTCTAGAAACATCTGCTTGTAAAAAATAAGTTTTATCTTTTTGAGGAGTTTCGTATACTCTATGTCCTTCGGCATTTTCAGATATTGGTTCTTCCGGTGCCAATATATTTAATTTGGTAGAAGAAATAAGAGTATTAGAAGAGCCTAAAAAGCTACATCCATATTCTTGTTCAAATTGTTCCGGGCTTGTGTTAGCTATCTGTTCTTCCGCCCATACATCATCTCTTTTTGGTCCACCGGGAGTAATTGGAACATCTCTCCAGCTTACTTCTACGGGAATAAATCTGTTTTTTAATTTATGACCTTCTTGTCTATTTGCATCTACCCAAAGTTTATGAAAATGGTTCATTCCATTTGGGGTTGAAACAATAATAAGTTTTGTAGTTAAACCTGCTGAAATAGTTGGATAAGTAGATGAATAGAATTCTTCTGCAATATGTGAGGGCAAGAACGCGTATTCGTCCAACAAAAGTAAGTTATAAGAACCACCACGGATGGCTGAAGACGATGTTGCGTCACAGACGACTCTAGATCCATTTTCCAGTTTAAAGCTTGTCTTATTCCA